TACAATCGTATTCTCTATAATTCATAAATCCTCCAAGATTTAATAAAGAGAGACATTAGGTATATGAAGTGTATAATTTGCCCAAAATGCACTATGAGGACCCAACATCTCTCTTTAAAGTTAACAAAAGTTAATAATTACTGATCACCGCCAGATTTATTATTATTAACTGCTGCAATAATATCGCCATCACTGATAGCGTGTGTATTAGTTACAGATACTCCATTAACAGCAACAGATGAGTTCATAGATATATCATCTGGTAATTCTGTTCTTAATTGTTCTACAGTATCAGCATTTACTTGTCTCTCCACAAAACCGCCGCCTTGTAGAAATTTTATTGTTTTAGTTGCCATTTTGGCCTCCTTCATATGAGTTTAGCGATTGATATTCTCTTTCAAGTTCGTCAAAGAATCTATCAATTCTGTTCAGGTTGTGTATTATTTGTTTTTCTACTACTTCTTTTATCTCACCATCAACATACATTATGGTTTTTCTTAAAACAGCATTATTTCTTTCTATTTCTTCTATATTCATTATAACCACCATTTCACAATATAATACCATATGATAATAGGTATAATAATTAATGCTCCATAAGTTATTAAATTAATCCAATTCATTATAAACCCATCCTATCTCTCATTTTGTCTACAATGCTTTGTATTTCTTGTATTTGATCAATAGCACCTTGCATATTACCATTTAATACTTCCATATTATTTTGCATACCTTGAACTATTTTTATAGTTTCATTTAAATTATGCAAAGTTTCTAATTCAGTATCTATAGGTTTTTCTTTAGATTTAGTTGTTTTCGCCATTTATTCTCCTTTTTGAGTTTCTACTAGCTCATCAATTAGTTTATTTTGCCTTATTTTTAGTAAAGCAATGTCATTTCTAACATGATGAAGTTCAGTTATAATATCTTCTTCAGTTCTTACTATTTCAAAGGTTAATTTGTCTAACATATACAAAATCCTCCTGATTCTATGCAAAATGTTGCAAATTTTCTCACATTTTCGGCATCAAATGGGTAATGGTTATCTTTTTCTTCAAATTCTGCATCTCTTTTCTTCCTCCAAGCTTCAACATCACCTTCTTCATCCAGTTTTCTTAATTTCATACCTATTTTATAAGCCTTTTTAGGTCCTATTTCGTACCCATCATTAAAATGTCCACCTCGCATATCTTCTTCAGTCAGAAAATCTATGCAAGAATGGCATGTAAATTCCCATAATGGTCTCCACCACCATACATTATTACGAAAATATACACCAGGATTGTCTTCATGATATTGATCCATTTGATCAAAATACTTATTCTTTAAATCTTCATCATTATCTTCATTAAAAACATTTATTTCTTTATTCCCATATACACTATACTCTTCTTGAGCTTTGTGTATTTTAGGGTTTAAACCACTAACATCAAATCCCATTACTTGTTCTCCTTATTTATTGTAATTCCCATTGCTTTTAGCTTTGCTATTTTCTTATCAACAGTATTAGCTTTTCTACCAACACCAGTTGTTTTAGCTTTATTATGTAATTCAAACAAATATCTCAAGACTTCATCAATATTCTTATATTTTTTAGCCTCTTTTAAAGATTCTACCATATTATTGACAGTTCTTGATTGTAAAATACTAACATCGTAATGTTTGTGTCTATAACTATTTCTATCATTCATAATTAATCCTCCAAATTATATAGGGCTGATTGACCCTCGTTAGTGTATACTCTCGCACCTAGGTCGGTATTTTTCTCGCCTGTCACTACAGCCCTATATTGTTTATTTCGTCATTCATTTTATTGATTGGTCACTAATAATACGTAGCTAATGTATCATCGTGCCTTGTTTGTATTGCGCAATTTATGTGGGCTACCTAAGCAACCCACGTTCTTTTAAACGTTTCTCAAGCTTTTTCTTTCTCTCAATATTTCTATCCTTAATCCTTTTTATTTGTTTAGCAGTCCTACCATTCAGTTTTAGAGATTTGTTAAGTTCAGCTTTAATACGTTTACGTTCTTTTGCTTGTTTGTTTGGCATAATTACTCCTTGTTGGTTAATTACCATTATTGGAGTATTTATTACAAGTTTTACACCCACCAACAGCTTGCCTTACGTGGGCTTGCCTCAGGTATCCCTATCGATGATGGGTGTAGTAAATGATCTATAGCTGTTTTGAGCACTTGTCTAAGACTCCTATAGATCAATCTCCTCACTCTCTACTCTCAAACATTCTTCAGCAGCTTCTTCACATGTTAAACAGACAATATTACTCTTGTGGTGCCATTCTTTATAACATATTCTACAAATAGTACCACCAATACTCTCTAAATAGTTATAAATTATATTGTCTACTCTCATCAATTTACCAACTCTTTCATTCTTTTGTGAATCTTAGCAGCAGCCTCAAAATATTCATTCTCAACAGCATTATCTAGAGCCTTACACAATGTGTCATATACCTCTTTTTGAGACAGAGTTATTTCTTTTAATTCTTCAGCCTTTTCATCTATCCATTCATCATAAAGCTCTTCAAGACGCTCAGATGAGTATGGTGTGTTATTCCATTGCTGATTCTCTCCAAATAGGTTATCATATACCTTTTCTTGATGCTCCAATACATCACTAGGTAAATCATCCTTTATTTCATCCATAAAATGCAATTGTTCACATATATCTTTGTGTCCCATAAGTCTAGAAGGTATCACAAACAAAATATCGCATTTATCACAACATTTACCACTATCAAACAGTGGCGATGGGTTATTACCCCAATTATAGTGTTCATCATTACACATTACACAAGTATATTTAGTCATAACTACTCCTTTGCAGGGTTTATTATTAGTTTATTATTTTTATCTAAAACAACATCATTAACTTCTACTGCATCATCCATATTAAGAATCTCCCAAGTTATCTCACTATCTTTTTCAAATTTTTGTAATATTTCTGATAATACATCTGCCTTTTCTTCATCTTTTACAATATAAGTTTGACCTATATAAGAATTACCACCATGCCATTCTGGTTCTCTATGCATTGCGTATACTATGTACATTTAATCCTCCTTAGTTATTTAATGAGTTTTAGCTGCTCTTCCATACTCCTTATTAGACTATAAACCGTTATAGTTTTTCAGTGCACAAGAGATCTTAGGAACGCTACCCTCACTTGCATGCAATCAAGGGCGCAAAGCAGCTAAATTGAGTAAAATAAGTTTATTGAGTTGTGGCGGGACTGGGGACACCCGCATGCTACCATATTTATAACAGCAGTGTTTCGTCTACAAGAGTGATCAAGTATGCTACTCCTATCTCCATTAGGGCTGGTCACCCCGATAGGTCGTCACACATGGCTAGTTAAACCATAGACTAAATAATGTACCTGTTTTAATGTAAGACCTGCTTACCGTATTCAGTGTCTATTTCTAGACTGTACATCCACTGGACAAGGATTCCCTTATCTATTTATATGTGGCACAACAACTGTTCTAGCATCTACTAGTTCTACAACACCACTTGATGTTATAGCGAGCACTACCCCTAACAGTTTACCTGCACACTCCTTGTCGGAATGCTCTACAGGTTTCACAGCGTTACTCTACAGGTGATCAATCCTGTATCATAACTCTCAATTTATTAATGTTGTAGGTCTTAGTTTTGTGAGTCTTTCGCTCCCTTTTGCCCAGAAAGTGTCTCGAACACTCGCTAACAACATATTAGTGGAGATGGTGGGAATCGAACCCACTTCTTGATGTTGCTGCATAACAGCGTTAACACCAATCGAATGCCTATCATCCCCAAGTACATCATAGTATAGTTAGGTATAAGTTTATATATATACTTACACGCGGATACACACAGATACTAGCATGATTCTTCAGTTTGTGTAAAAAGCAGTATCTTGTACATATACGCTTACATATACACTATAATGTACCATTTCTTAACTATTAAGACAAAATGCTAGGTATTAAGTACCCAGCATTTCATCAACTTCAGACAATTCCTCACCAAGTGAGTCTAACGCCTCAGTAGTTGGATCAAGCAACTCTAAACCATGCTTGGCTGCTATGTTAACCACCACCTGAAAGTGTGTAGACCACTTCTGTAGTACCTGTCTTTGTGAAGGTGTCTGCGTACGAAACACAGGATCCCAACCAGACTTAGTACCAGCTGAAGCTAGCTCCTTAAACATCTTGCATAAAGTATTCTCATACTCTCTGCTTAATACTTTGTGAGCCATGTTTTGTTTTATTAGACCTTTAGCCATTGTTTAACCCTCCTTAGGTTATTATTGTTAATTTTATTCTCATAATCATTTATTTTAATTCAAAAATAACGTAATTTCCTTTATGGAAATCCACCCGATAGGGTGGGGTACACATATAAGGCCAAGCACTAAAATGCTATAATTTTTAAAAGTTGCCTAAAATAAGTCTTGTTTTTAAATAATCCATTTAATAAATTTCTATATGAAAAAGTACATACTAACTATTGTGTATGATGAAAAAAGTGATAATGTTGAATGGATGCAAGAAGAGATAGAAGAAGTTGAATGCTTAACTGAACTTACTCAAGAGATTATATCGCAACTTACCTGCGAAGATATGGAGATATTAATGGAATCTAAGGAATATGGTAAGGCTTAGACCTAGCGCCCCCTTGACGGGGGCTTTGTTATTATGAGAGTATATAAAGTAAATAAAATTGAGCATGTAGTATTCGAAGATATTGATGAACTTCCCTCAGATGTTGTTATAGCAAGTGATTGGCGCAGTGCTGAAATAGGTGACTGGGTTAAAGCAGATGATGGGTGTTATATACAAATATTGCGCAAAGGAAAGATGGTTGTGCCGAAAGGGCGGAACAAGGTTAGGGAATACGTTGGCACGTGCACTGGTACATTTCCAGTAACCTCCAAAGCGAAGATGGACACTTCGCGCAGACTCAATATTTACTCCTTTGGAGGGAGTAAGAGCTCTGCAGACGTTCTGCTAGATCGGACCGTACTGAGTAAGCATGAACATCTTTTCGTTGTATATATAGCTTCTGGGCTTAGTCCTCAAGAAGCCTATATGAAAGCGTTTCCTACGGTTAATCCTGGATATGCTAAACAAAAATCAGCTCAATTAGTTAAAACAAAGAGGGTAATGACAGCTATGAAAGAAGAATTAAAACCTATATTAGAAGATATTGGTATAGATGAAAAAGCTATTTTAGAAAATATTAATAATATAGCTATGTCATCAGAAAAAGATGAAACTAGACTAAAAGCATTATTTAAGTTATCTGATATAATGGATCTTGAAGATAAAAACAAGACTACTGTTACACAGGTATCAGGAGCTTTATTCCAAGGATTTAAAGATAAAGAGCTATTAACTGCTGAAAGGCCTAAAGAAATAAAATGAGAGGAAGTGATTTTCCATATTTAGGTGTTGATATAGGTGGTGGTGTAGGCGAACCTCTTATGAGTGGAGCTACTCCTGTTACCTATGCTGGACTTGAAAGTAAAGAGGCTTGGAAAGAACAGACAAAAGAAGCAGCAATAGACGCTTTAGTCCATATGCCTTTATGGGGAGGAGGTACAGTAGGTGGTTATTATGCACCTATATTTGATGGATTAAATGCTTTAGCTTATCATGCTAGAGGCAAAAAAGACATGAGAAATCTTGCTCTTTTGGGAGCTGTATTACCTACAATAATGCCTAAAAAAGTTCCTGGGGCAAATAAAATTAGCAACTTTATGAATAACTATATTATTCCTAAACATGGGGATGATATATTAAGAGATTTTGTTAGAGGAGAAAGTACCGCAGGTAAAATATCAGGGAATTTAGGACAAGGTATTTATAGACCTTTAATTGGTAAATTAGTATCCAATACTACTGCCCCTTTTGGGTATACTGGTCTCTTTGGCAAAGTAAAAGGAGCGCTTAAGTCTGATAGAACTGTTGATCCTCTTCGATATGGGGGTAGTTATGACTATACTTCATCTTGGAAAAATGTACCTAAAAATTTATGGACAGCCCTTGTAAAAGATGAGCCAATTTATTCAGCTAAAGGAATCAGTCTTGCGAAGCAACACCCTTTTATGGGGCAACATAACTTCCAAATTATAAAACATCACTCTAAAAATCCTTATACACAAGGTGTTCATACTGATGCTGTTACTGCTGCAAGATGGTATCTTCATAGAGAAATGTATGATTTACCTTTAAAGGATTATAAATGGTATAATTCTATAAGTAAAAAGTATGAAACAATTCCATTTGACGAAATATTTAAAAAAGTAGGCCCAGATGATTTGGTAAGAAAAGATGATATTGCATTTTCTAGTAAAGGGAAGTTATGGCAATTTAATACTGAGACACAAACAGGTAAGAGATTATATGATAATTGGGCTAAAAATTTAGATAAGCGTAGAGATCATGTTATGGGAGGATTTGGAACAGAATCTTCAAAAAATGTTACAGCAACTGTATTACCTCCACCTGGAACTAGACAAGCTTACTTACCTGAATCTATGCCAGTAGTTCCAGTAAAAGATAGAATGTTTGACATTTGGGATTTTGCTCTTAATAGAGGAGAAAGTCCATTTAAAATGGGCAAAGACTATATAAGTGTACCTAGTTCGACTAGTCTTTTAAGATGGGCAGGTTCAAAATTAGATTTATGGAATCCTGTTAAATCAATTCAACCTTTAAAACGTGATTATTATCCAGGAACATATAATAAGGATATGGTTAAAATAAATAAAGCTGAAAGAAAGCCTCTAGAACTTGTGGACAAAGAAGGAAAACCTGTAATGTTTGAACCAAGTAGGCCAGAAGTAGATATGTTTTATAGAGAAAATGTTTCTCTTATGGATTCTGAGTTTCCGTTTTTAACAGCGAAAGACTTTGGTATGTCTCGTAATAGCAGTGGTGATCTGGTAAGAAATTATAAGCCTCAATCCCCTGCAGACCCTACATGGAGAAGATTAGTAACAGATTATAAAGAGGAAAAACGGCATTATGATAGTGCTATGGACATGAATTACAAACATTTAATTCGTAGGCTAAAACGTGAAAATGAAACGGCTAAAGGATTTTGGGAAGGTTATTTTGACTTTTTAAAAGATCGAAGTAGAATGAAAAAATTAAACAAACAAGCCGCAGCCCATAGTAAAAAAAGACAAGAATTTTTGGACGCTCAAAAAGGAAATGTAAAACCTTCTGCTGCAGAAATATTGTCTTTAGATCTACCGTTTAATCCTAAATATGGTCCAGGGGGTAGTAGGGAAGGACAATGGATAAAAGATTTTGAGCGTATTTTTAATATACCTCCTAAAAAATAATGGCTAATATAAATACACAAAATGTAAGTCAAGCAGAAGAAGCTTTAATGCTTGCGCAAAAAGATATGATTGCGTTTGGTAAATTATTTTTACCTGACGATTTTATGAGAAGTGAAACACCTTTTTTTCATTATGAGGTAGCAGATTCATTGATGGATATGAATAAAAGGCAATTAGCTGTTATATTACCTAGGGGGCATGGAAAAACAGTGCTTACTAAGTGTAGTATTATGCGAGATTTCTGTTTTGCACAAGATCCTTTATTTTATGGTTGGGTTGCTGCCTCGTCTAAAATCAGTGTACCAAATCTTGATTACGTAAAATATCATTTGGAATATAATGATAAAGTTTCGTATTATTTCGGTAATCTAAAGGGTAAAAAATGGACCGAAGACGATATAGAGCTAACAAATGGATGTAAACTTATATCGAAATCAAATTTATCAGGGATTAGAGGAGGAGCTAAACTCCATAAAAGATACGACCTCATTGTTCTTGACGATTTTGAAGATGAAAATAATACCGTTACACAAGAATCTCGTGCTAAAATTGCGAATCTTGTTACCGCAGTTGTTTTCCCTGCTCTTGAGCCACATACGGGTAGGCTTAGGATTAATGGAACTCCTGTTCACTTTGATTCCTTTATACAAAATATACTTGTTGGTAAAGAAAAAGCTGAAAAAGAAAAGAAACCGTATAGTTGGCATGTAATTAGTTATAAAGCTATGCAGCCAGATGGAAGCTCTTTATGGCCTGGATGGTTTGGCAAAAAAGAAATGGAACGTAAGAAAAAGTTCTATGCCGATTCTGGGCAACCACAAAAGTTTTACCAAGAGTACATGATGGAAGTACAAAATGCAGAAGACGCAATATTTACTAGAGATCATATACAATTTTGGGATGGGAGGTTTAAGCATGAAGAAGATACTGGAGTTAACTATATCATACTTGCGGACGGAACTGAAAAACCTGTTAACGTCTTTGCGGGAGTTGATCCAGCTACGGATAGCGCTAGAAGAGATACTGACTTTAGTGTTATCCTCATTGTCGCTATTGATGGTGACAATAATTGCTATGTGCTTGACTATCTTCGTAATAGGTCATTACCTGTGCTTGGGATTCCTGGCGATGGTAAAAAAGGGATTGTGGATCATTTATTTGATTATCAAAAGATTTACCACCCCTCTTTATTTACTATTGAAGATACCGCGATGTCTAAGCCAGTTTTTCAATCGCTTATTGCGGAAATGAGAAGAAGGAATGATTTTAGTGTTAAATATGTTGCTGAAAAACCTGGTAACAGAATGAGTAAGAGGGATAGAATACAAGAAGTATTAGCTCAAAGATTTGCTATAAAAAGTATGTTTCTAAGAAAAGAACATTACGATTTACAACATGAAATTTTTACATTTGGTCCTAGAATGGGCCATGATGATACAATAGATGCTTTAGCATATGCATGTAAACATGCACATCCTCCAAAGTCTATGAAGCAAGATAGACATACTGGAGTTTGGACTAAACATCGACCAGCTGCTAAAAGCTGGATAACTGCATAAAGGAGAAGTATGCCTACAGTAGGCGATTTTAAATTCCCTTATACCAAAGAAGGTTATGAGGCTGCTAAAAGAACATCAAAAATGTTAGGGATTCCTATGACAGAATCTAACATGGGGGGAAACGAAGATTTATATTCTAGTGTAGGCAGTAATTTAGATTTCGCATTTGGTCAAGGAGTAGATAATAGAGGAGGTTCTAGAGATATGAAAACACCAGGACTTTCTACTCCAAACTTTAAAACAGGTGCTACTTCAAAAGAGAATATGCCTTGGCAATCACCAACTAATAAAATGATAGGATATTAATGAAAAAAGTAGATAGAGTTCACAAAATATTTGATTTAGCTGACGGAGATAGTAGAGCGCAATGGGAATATGTAAATCAAAAAGGGTTTGATTTTTCAAATGACAATCAGTTATCTGAAGAAGAAAGAGTTGTTTTAGAAGAACAAGGAATGCCTACTTTTACAATTAATAGGATCATGCCTGTTGTTGAAATGTTAAATTTTTATGCTACAGCTAATGGACCAAGATGGCAGGCTGTAGGTGTAGATGGCTCAGATACAGACGTTGCATCGGTTTTTTCAGATATAGCAGATTATATTTGGAGTCTTTCTGACGGACCTACAATATTCTCAAACTGTATCAATGATTGTGTTACAAAATCTATAGGTTATTTAATGGTAACTATAGATAAAGATGCAGATCAAGGTATGGGAGATGTAGTAATTAAACAGCCAGAACCTTTTGATATATTTGTTGATCCTAAAGCTAGAGATATATTATTTAGAGATGCAGCATTTATTTTGTGTAGAAAAATCTTACCTAAAGAACATCTAAAGAAACTTTATCCTGACCAAATTAGAAAAATTAATTCTGCTGCTTCTAATTTTGATGATGAAAATAATTTAAGTGAAAAATCTACAGGAGAATTTAAAAAAGATTTTGCTTATAAAGATATTAACTCAAGTGAATCTATTGATCCTAATACGGCTGAGCATGATGAGTTATTAGAATATTTTGAGTTATACGAAAAAGTAAAACAACCTTTTATGAATGTTTTCATGCGTACAACTCCTAATAAAGAAGCTTTAGCTGAAATGAAAAAAGCTGTTAATGAACAAATTGAATCTTTAAAAGATGAATTAAGTGTTAAATTTTTAGAAACAAAACAGCAATTAGATATGGCTCTTCAACAACAACAAATCTTACCTGAGCGTTATGAATTAGAATTAAAGAAAGCTCAAGAACAAATGGAAATGGAAATTGAATCTACTAGAGTTGAGCTAGAAGGAAAAATGATGGCTGAGATAACTAAAGTAGAAAACATCATTGTTCCAGAAGAGCAATTTAAAATTATGCAACAAGAACCTACTTTTGAAGAAATGTTAGTAGATGCTATCAAGTTTTATAAAGACCAAATAAAATTAACTTGTGTCGCAGGAGATAAATTGTTGTATGAAAAAGATTTCCCTGAAGGTATTACAGAATATCCTATTATTCCATTTCATTATAAATGGACAGGGACACCTTACCCTATTAGTGCTGTTTCTCCGTTAATAGGAAAACAAAGAGAAATTAATAAAGCTCATCAAATATTAGTTCATAACGCTTCACTTGGAAGTAGTTTAAGATGGTTGCATGAAGAAGGTTCTATAGACGCAGATTACTGGGAAAGATATTCAAGTTCTCCTGGAGCTCTGCTACCTATTAGACCAGGAGCTCAAGCTCCAACTCCAGTTCAACCTGCTCCTTTAAGTAGTGCGTTTTATGATTTAATACAAATGGGTAAAAGTGATATGGAATATTTAGCAGGTATATATTCAACTATGATGGGAGATACTGGAAGTCAGCATGACACGTATAGAGGTATGTTGGCTATGGATGAATATGGTACAAGAAGAATAAAACAATGGATGCAAAATTGTTTAGATCCTGCTTTAAAACATACTGGAGAAATTGTAAAGCAATTTACACAAGCAGTATATAGTTCTCATAAAGTATTTAGACTTGTTCAACCAAATGCTTTACAAGGTGAAAAACAAGTAGAAATTAATATACCAATGTATAATGATTTCGGGGAAGCTATAGGTAAAATGCACGACTACCAAACATCTAAGTTTGACGTTAGAATTGTTTCTGGCTCAACACTACCTGTTAATAGATGGGCATATTTATCGGAATTAAAAGAATTGTTGCAACTAGGAGTTGTAGATGATATAGCTGTATTATCTGAGACAGATATTAAGAATAAAGAAAATATCGCTCAAAGAAAATCAATGTATGCACAAATGCAAAATCAATTATCTTCTATGGAAGAATCATTAAAAGATAAAGAAGGCACTATTGAAACACTGCAAAGACAATTAGTCCAAGCAGGTATTAAAGGTAAAGTTCAAGATGCTGAAATGGAAATAACTAAACAAAAAGAACAATTAAAAACTGGTCTTAAAAAAGCTTATTTACAGACAGAGGCAGAACAAAAATTAGCTTCTCGTATAATTAAAGAAGGAGCTACTAAAGCTACTAAAGCTTTATCTGATAAAACTCAATTAGAAAGTGAAAGAATTGCAATGAATGCAAATAATACAATAAAAGGTTTGCAAAATACAGATAAAGATTCTTAGATTTGCACTAAAATATTTCTTTAAAATAAAGGAGAAGAATAATGAATGAAGAAAATGAAGTAACTCAGGAACAGACTCCTGACTCTTCCAGTGATTTCTTTGCTCAACTTGAGGGCTCTGTAAATGGAGTCGTCACAGAGGGAAGTAACCAAGAAGAATCAGTTCAAGAAGAGGTAACCCATCAAAGAGTTGATGGCTCCAATCAAGAGAGCTGGGATAACGAAAGTAATCCTTACAAGAAAAGGTATAAAGATTCAAGTAGAGAAGCAGTCAAGTTAAATGATAAACTTCGTCAACTAGAACCATTTATGCCAGTACTTGAAGCGATGAAAACAGATAGCGGACTTGTTGATCATGTACGTAATTACTTACAAGGTGGAGGTCAGCCGACTCAAGATGTTAAAGAACAATTAGGTTTATCAGAAGATTTTCAATACGACCCTACGGAAGCTATTGAAAACCCATCTTCAGATTCAGCTAGAGTTCTTGCAACTCATGTTGATTCTGTAGTTCAAGAAAGAATAGGGCAAGTTTTAACTCAAGAAAAACAAAACGCTGCTCAAGTTCAAGCTAGACTATTACAGAAAAAACAAGAGGATGATTTTAGATCTAAACACGGTATGACTGAAGAAGAGTTTAACAGCTTCAGAAATGATGCTAAAGAAAGAAAACTCACATTAGATGATGTTTATTTTATCCTTAACAAAGATAAATCAAACAAAAATGTTGCTGATGCAACAAAAGCTGATATGCTAAGTCAAATGAAAAATGTAAGAAATATGCCAACAAGCGCTAGTGATTCAAATAGTCAAGGTTCTGGTAAAAAAGGCGCATCCGATCAATTGTTTGATGGGTTGTTAGACCTTGATGGTAATGTAGATAACTTGTTCGGATAGATTGGGTAAGACCGTCTACCGAACGTAATAGTCTGAACCGAAGGTATAATTAATATACAGCTGAGGGGACGACAAAGGAGATGGTCATATGTCAGACTTTTTTAGTCTAGAGACATATAGCGATACGGTTAGCACGAATGGCGTATCATCTGGTCCTCGTCATGGTACGGGATTAGATACTGGCGATCTTAGAAGAAAGTTTAACTTTGGTGACAGGGTTTCTGAACTAGCAATAGCTCAAGATCCTTTTTTTAGATTTCTTGCAAAAGCATCTAAAAAAGCTACTGATGATCCTTCTTTTAAATTCACAGAGAAAAGACCTTCGTGGCATAAACGTTACGCTTATGTTTCAAATCACGGTACATCAGCACCTAGCTCATTAGCAGGAGGTGACGCAACAGTTACTTCTGGTAATGTAGACGCTGGTGATACCTATTATTTTACAATGATTGCTGATTATAAATCTGCAGGTAATTTGCAGAATGTATACGGTCAATCAACAAACGAAATCTCACCTGGAGATTCAGGCACACAGCCTGCTTTCTTTTTACCAGGTCAGATTGTTAAAATACCTCACTCAACATCAGTAACAGCAGGTTCTTGGACGGATGCATCTGCATCAGAAGCTTCAGCTCCAACTGATTACTTAATTGCAAAAATAGAATCAGTAGATACTACTTCAGTATCAAATGCTGTTAATTTAAAATGCAAAATAGTAAAAGGTTTAAATGCTGCAACTGAACTACTGTCTTATTCAAATTTTGAAAATGCTTTAGACGGCGTTGATGTTTCAGGATTTTCTGTTGCAGATTATCTTGAAAGAAAAAGATGTTATGTAGTTGGTACTGCATTTGGTGAAGGTACTGGTTATCCAGAAACTTGGAAAGATCAGCCATACTCTACAGGCTATGGTCTAACTCAAATTTGGAAAACTTCAATGGCTATGACAAATACGTCTAGAGCTACTATATTGAAGTATGAGCCAAATGAGTGGGCTAGAGTTTGGAAAGAGAAATTAGTTGAGCATAAATGGGATATTGAAAATTCTTTATTATTCGGTTCTCAATATACTGATGGTGATGGAGTTAATTACACTCAAGGTGCAGTTGATTTTATTACTCAGTATGGTAATGCTTTTAGTTTAAATACTAACACTAAAACAGCTGATGACTTTCTAGATGATTTATCTAATTATGTAGATCCTAGATATAATAGTAGTCAAGCAACAGTTTTCTTTGTTTCTACTTCTGTTTATAACTGGATGCATAAATTAGGTGGATACTTTAAAAACAACGCAGAAATTTCTCCTAATTTTAGGGCAGATTTTGCTATGACTGGCAAGAAAAAAGTGTTTGGTGTAGATATTACTACATTCTCAACACCTTATGGTGATATGAATGTGGCTAGAAACATCCACTTAGATAGTACACAAATTAAAATGCTTGGTGTTAACATGAAGCATTGTGCTTATCGACCACTTGTTGGAAATGGATTAAACAGAGATACTTCAGTATACGTAGGAGTTCAGACATTAGAGAACTCAGGAGTCGACCGTAGAGTAGATATGATACTAACTGAAGCAGGTATGCAATGGGAAATGCCCGAAGCGCATGCTATATGGACATAAGGAGATAAATTATGGCAAATCCAATGTATGGACAAAATAAAGCTGATGATGGTCTTGATATGGCTTCAAATGCTAATTTAGGTGGTTTAGATGTTGTTGTAGGTGGTAATGATACAGCGTTTACTTTATCTAAAGAAGATTGTTGCAAAATCTATGTCAATGGCAATGCAGGTGGAATGGACATCGCCCTTCCTGCAGTATCTGCAGCAGATGCAGGCTTATGGATAAAAATTCAGACAGGAGTTACAGTAACTTCTAGTGATTTAATATCTGTTACAGCTGCTTCTGGAGATCTGCTTGAAGGACATGTTATTATCACTAAAGCATCTGATGCTGTTGCAAATGCGGCTTACTTTGCTGCTGACGAGTCTGATGATCTAATTTTTTCAATGAACGGTAGCACAACTGGTGGTTTAATCGGTAGTTGGGCTAAGTTTACTGTAAATAAAAATGGATATTGGACAGTTGAAGGCGAATTAAATGGTAGTGGTACTTTAGCTACTCCATTTAGTTAGGAGGTAGATAATGGCTAAAGTAGGTGCAAAAGCTGGATGGACTGGAAACTATGTTGAAAGTATAGATGCTGCAAAAACTTTATATGCTAGTGATAGCGGTAAGGTTTTTATGGTGACTCATACTGGAGGTTCTGAATCTAGTTCTGGTGGTTATACTATTACTATACCTACTCCTTCAGCTGCTGGTGCAGGCTGGACTGCTAAATTTATTGTTAACGCTAGTGTTCTTAGTGATGAAGCTAGCGAAGACGTTATATTAAATGATGGTACTTCAGATGCAATGGTTGTAAAATATGTTGATGCAGCAGACTCAGGAACAGTAAGTCTTGTTTCTGATATTGCAGCAGATACTGTAGGTTTCGACCATACAGCAGTAAAAGGTGATTACATTAACTTGTTTTCTGATGGAACTACATGGTTCGCAGAAGGAGCAAGTGGTGCAGATGGTGGCATATTAGTAGCTACATAAGCAAAAGTAAATAAATAGTTCGGGCGCTCTCTATGGTGAGCTTCCCTCCCTGTAGGGAGCGTCTCGGACATTAAAAGGAATATATGAGTTTTCAAACAGACATAGAAGCGTTAACTGGATTATCACTAAGTGGTACTAGTTCTCCAACAGAAACTGAAATAACACAATTTATAAGAGATGGTGTTATTGATGTTATATCTAAAGTAATTGAGTATAAACCAGAAGAAGGTGCTTTATTTTCTAGGGTAGACTATGATACTGGAAGTGGTCAAACAGTTAATAGTGGATTAGTTATTAATGTTACTAGAGAACATGATGATACTAGTGTATTAAGACCTGCAGAAAGAATAGCAGCTAAAGATAGGTATGATGCACAAGATACTAAAAGTTTAAAGTTTAGATCTAAATTTAATCCAGCTTATTATATGTTAGATAAAAAAGTATATGTATTACCAACAGCAGGAAGTTCAGGTAATAGGGGTGTAATTAATTTTATTGATTATGATATTGCAATTGATGAAGATGAATCAGGTACTAATTTGGAAAACTTCCCAAGCAAATATTATCATTTAGTAAGTTTGTATGCTGCTATTAAAGTAGTTCAATCTAAAATGTCTCATATAGCAGAAGAAGATGAAGATACTGAATTAATAACAATTTGGAATAATGTTATGTCTAATTTAAAAAATGACTACATAGAAGCTTTTACTGTTATGAAAAAAGTTGCACCTAAACAGCAAGGAGGGCAAGCAAGTGAAAGTTAAAGAAATTATGGAAAGAGCTGGAATAACTGAGACTGGTAGAGCTATAGCGTATATAAAAGACGCTTTAGAAGAAATAAATTTAGAGGGAGAAGCTCAAGTTAAAACAGAAAAAATTGATATAAAGCAAAATAAAAGATTTTACAGTTTTCCAAGTGATATGGTGAAAATACTAGAAATAAGATGTAAAAATCATCTAAACAGCGAAAACGAATATAGAAAAATACCAAGACTTTTGCATGAACCTAAAATAGTTGATGCAGATGGAGAATAGGAGACAATAATGGCGATAAGTAACGCAACAATGACTGTAACGATTACTGAATCAGTTTCGTTAAACGGTACAAATAGAGGTAACACAATAACTAAAAGTATAAGTAATATTCATGATGTTATGGAAAGAATAATAACAGTTCCAACTGGATCTGAAATTACTTTATACTCAACACATGCTAGTGATGTAGCAGGCTCAGTATTTGATAAAGATTTTGTTAAATATGCTAGATTTACAAATAAAGATGCTAGTAATTATATAACATTGAGAATTACAAATGCTGAAAATGATGAATTTGCATATAAATTAGCAGCAGGTGAATCATTTATTTTACATGGACATGCAGGATCTACAGAAATGGCTGCAGGAGCAGCTGGAGCTCCAGATCAAGATATATTAAGTGTCGAAGCTCAAGCTAATGGTGGTGCATGTGATCTTGAATTTATAGTTGCAAGTGTAAACTCATAATGGCTGAGCCAGTAAGAGAATATGGTTACTATATAAAAGGTAACGAATTAGCAATAGTAGAAAGAGATACTTCTTTTGATAATGATGTTAATTCTAAAGATTATGGACCTGGATCAGATAGAGCGCAATGGAAGTCTCCCCGTGCAGAAATTGATAAAGGTTTAGAAATTCAATTTACTTTTTTAGACAGTCAAATAGTAGATGAGGGTAGTGAAGTTCAATTACCAAGATATTTAGCTAGAGCAATAGTTTATTATTTAAAAGCAAGAATGTTTGAAGATACTGGAAACAATAATATGCGAAAAGCTAATATGAAAGAATTTAGAAAAATGCTTGAAAAGCAAGAAAGCGCAAAGATTTCTGGACCTAGAATGATAGCTCCAGGACCTTACGCAATTAGATAACAATAAACAAGCCCATTCACGCACAGCCAGTGCTTAGGGCAGGAGGTAAATATGGCAAGCGGAATACAAAAATACACAGTTCAAGAATCTAATAATCTAAAATTAGGTCAAGGCGGTTGGGATATAGTAACAAATGCAACTGTTAATTCACACACATATGTAGCAATTACAATATTAGTAGGAACAGAAGTTATAGCAGATAATACTGCAAGTGGCACTGTTACTGCTACATCTGTTGATGCTGATTTAGGAGATAATTTAAGCTCTTTAGAAGTGCCTGAAGGAACTACTATATATGGTAGGTGGTCTTCAGTTACTATAGGTGCAAATGACACAGCTATAGTTTATAGGGGGTAATATGGGATTAAGAGAAAGCATAAAAGAAAACGAAGGTTATGTAGGTATTGTCTATAAAGATAGTTTAGGTATAGATACTATTGGATATGGTTTTGCAATTAAGGATTTAGAATTAGATAAAGATATATGTGATATTATTCTCGAACGCAAAATTAAAGAATTAGAAGATAGAGTAAAACTTAAATTTGGATGGTATCCATTTATGCCTAAAGTAATTCAAGATGTAGTTATGGAGATGTGTTACCAATTAGGTGTAACAGGTTTTTCTAAGTTTGTTAAAACAATTACATATTTAAAAGATAAAGATTTTAAAAATGCGTCAATTGAAATGCTTGATAGTAAATGGGCTAAACAAACGCCTAATAGGGCAAAGAAAATGAGCGAAATAGTAGGGAGTGTAGGCTAAATGGACGCAGATACGCTAAAATCGGCAATAATTGGTAGTGGCGGCATAAGTATTCAGTTTATGGAAATGTTGCCTGAAATCATACGTTTAGGCGTTGGTTTGATTACTATAGTATACTTTGTATATAAGATTGCCTTAATCAGAAAAGAGTTAAATAAATAAAATAAAAAGGGGGAAGCTATGGATAAAGGTGTTGTAAAAAGAGTTATTGTAACTCCAGACAAACATTTTCCATTACATGACCAACCAGCTATTAATTGTTTAAAGAAAACAATAGAAATAGTAAAACCTGATGCTTATGTAGATATAGGTGATGTTGGAGAATGGCACGCTTTTAGTGCTTGGAGATTTAAAAGAAGAAAAGCTCCACCACTAGAATACTTAATAAATGATTTTGATAAGGATGTAAAAGATGTTAATGCAGGGATGGATCAAATTGATGAATCTTTGGATAAAGCAAATTGTAAAGAAAAGTATATCACTGAGGGTAATCATGATAATTGGCTTAATTTTGCAGTTGAAAAATACCCCTATATTCCTCAGTATAAATTTCCTAATGCTGTTAAGCTTGATGAACGAGGCTATAAATACTACCCGATGGGCAAAAAGCTTCGTATGGGAAAACTTTACTTTTATCATGGGCATCAATATGGTGGTCAATATCATACTGCTAATCATCTTAGAAAACTTGGGTGTAATATAATGTATGGACATTGGCATGATTTACAACAAATGTCTGCTACTCACATGGATGGACCAAAGTCTGCGTGGAGTATTGGATGTTTAAAAGATATGAAAGAAGAAGCAAATTCTTGGCTTGGTGGAAGACCGATTAATTGGGCGCATGCATTTGCAATAGTTGATTTTTATGCAAGAGGTCTTTTTACAGTACATATCATCCAAATTATTAATGGTAAAACATCATTATGGGGAGAACTCATAGAAGGATAAACATGAGAAACGATAAAATTTTCAATACAATGCTTGAACAAACTGGTAGGCCTTTAGAATATACTGGAACTCTTCCTTTAACTTTAGAGGAATTTCCATATCAATCTGATATTATTGAAAAAGGTAGAGATTCAAATATTGTTACAAAATACGATACAATAGAAATGGATGGTGTTCAAAAACTATTATTATATCCTACTATGAGAAAAGGTAAGTTAATGTCTCAAGAAGAAATAGATAAAATGTTAGCCAATAAAGAACATTTTGGTATTTATGATAACTTAGAACAATTAGAATGGGCTGATCAAGATATACATGAAAAGTTCAAATATATGTATGGAGAATAATGGATATACTTACAATATTGGAACAATTTGGAATACCCGTTGCAGTAGCAATGGCGTTCGGATTTTTTATATGGAGACAGAACAGGTTCATTCAAGAAACTCTAATGACAGAACTAGATCAAGATTTCAAGAGGTTGGAAGGTATTATTATTAAACTTATTGACCAACAAAAGTTGGTACAAATGGAACAAAAGAAACTAAATGGAATATTTAAAGCACAAGTAGAAATTATTGCTAGATTATCAGGAAATGGGTTAAAAGATAAGTTTTTAAGGATGATGGAAAAAGGTGGTATGACAGATGACTAAAATAGAAGATACTATAATAAATTCTTTTAATGAGGAGGATAATTCTCTATTAAAAGGTGATATTTATGAAAAATTAGATAAACATGGAAATGTAACACTTTCTTGGGATTATTATTTAAATGATCAAGGTAAAAAAGTTAAGCATGGAAAACAAACTAACTTTTACAAAGACGGATCTGTTCAATATTCAGGCGAATGGAAAGATGGTAAAAAGGTTGGAAAATGGAATCAATACCGACAAGACGGAACAATCATGAAGTCTTGGGGCTTTGATGATGAAGGTCAAAAAATAGATCAAGTTAATTATGATAATAAAGGCGTTGCAATAGATCAGGATAAAGTAAAAAGGGACACTAAATGGTCTTTAAGGACAAATTATTATACTCACCCTTTTACAAAAGAAAGAATGGATTTACACACATATAGTGAACAAGATTTAATTAAAGAATATGAATATAATATAAATA